TTTGGGTGTTGATAATAGTAGAAAGATGGTTAATTTAAGAATTATAGCACCTAAGAATTTATTTGGTATGGAGACACCTGTAAAATTTTCAACATTGAGAAGAGGTCCATTTAAAAAAACTGATACTGGAAAAAAAGTAAATGAGGATGAAACTAAAACAATACAGAGTTTATTACAAAAATTTGGACAGTCGGAAAAAGATGCCAAAAAGATGTTGAAGAAGAATTACAAAAAAGTAAATAAAAAATTCAAAGGTCAATCTCCACGAGATAAGGCTATGGCATTGATTGGATTATCTCTATTGGGTGAAAAAAATATTCAAAAAACACTTGACTCGTATATGAAAAATGTCGTATATTCTATCGTGGAAAATACGCAAATTAAGAAAGTTATAGGTATTTTTGGTGGTAGATTTCAACCATTTCATAGTGGTCATCTAGCAACCTACAAGTGGTTAGCATCAAAGGTAGATGAAGCATACATAACTACTTCTAACATTAAACAACCACCAAGACACCCGATGAACTTTAACGAAAAAGTTCGTCATATGGTAAAGATGGGAGTTCCAAAGAACAGAATTGTACAAGAAAAAACACCATACATTGCTGCAAACCTTCTTAAAAAATTTGATCCTAAAACAACTGCAGTGGTGTATGCATTTGGTGAAAAAGATGCAGGTAGATTGAAAGGTGGTGTGAAAAAAGACGGAAGTAAAACCTATTATCAAGATTTTCAAAAAAATAAAAATAATATAGAGGGTTTTGACGTTCATGGATACTACGTAACTGCACCACAAGCAGGAAAGGTTAGTGGTACTATGATGAGAAAAATTTTGGGTGATCCTAGTTTATCAGATAAAGAAAGAGAAAAGTCTTTTAAAGACGTGTTTGGTTACTACGATAAAGGTGTTTACAATATGATGACAAATAAGTTCAAAAAGTTATTTGAAACATATAAGTTGTCAGATGAATTGATAGAAGAGTTTCTGATAGAGGTTACTGATACAACTGCAGGAAACCTAGATGATGGCCCTTCTACCTACTATAAAAGTCTAGATGCATACAAGAAAGATTCTAAAGCATGGTTAGATTCATTATATTCAGATGTAGGATGGAAAGTTATAGATTATATGTTTGATAAAGATATAATAAAACCAGAAGATAACGTTGCTAAAGCAGATGATGTACATACGAGAAGAAAAAAAGGTGATCAACACTATACTTCTGTTGCATTGAGTTATTTAGATCATGGTCAGGCAAGGGGTTCTAATAAAGCTGTTAACAAGTATAAAAATTGGATGTCTGATGTTGTCAAACCATTGGGTTGGGAAGTAGTTAGTTGGATGGGTACTGACGCTGCCATCGATAATGTTATAGGTACTCTACTTGCAGCTGGTGCAGATGGTGATTCTTACGATGTAGAGTTAAAAGAACAAATTAATCCAAAGAGTAAACTAAAGCAAAAAAGTAAAGAAAAGGAGTTATTACTTATGGGTGGTGCATATGGACACCTAAATCATCCGTTTGATGATAAAAATTTAACGTTTGGAGATTTTAAGACACTAATTATTAATACACTACAAGGTAGACTAGATAGTGAAGGTGCAGTTACAGAAAAAACAGATGGACAAAACATAATGATAAGTTGGAAAAATAATAAACTTATTGCAGCAAGAAACAAAGGACATATTAAAAACTTTGGTGCTAATGCATTAGACATAAAGGGTGTGAAAAATATGTTTTCTGGTAGAGGTGATATTGAAAAGGCGTTTGTATCTGCAATGCAAGATTTACAAAAAGCAATTAGTGGTTTAAGTAAAAAACAAAAAGATAAAATATTTGGAAATGGTAAAAAGTTCATGTCTCTAGAAGTTATTTATCCAAAAACAGCAAATGTAATACCTTATGACAAATCACTATTACAATTTCATGGAACTATTGAGTATGATGAGTTTGGATCACCAATCGGTGACGACAGAGATAGTGCAAGAATATTAGCTGGTATGATAAAACAGATAAATCAAAATATACAAAAAACATACAGTATTACCAAACCATTTGTAACAAGTCTACCTAAAGTAAAAAACTTTTCTGAAAAACAAAGTTACTTTTTGGGAAAACTAGCTAAACTAAAGAACGAATATAAACTTTCTGATAAAGACACCTTGGCAGATTATCATCAGGCATATTGGACAGAGTATATATACAACGGTGCAAAACAAACAGATTATCCAAATCCCTCAAATGATATTCTTATGAAACTAACTAAAAGATGGGCATTTTTTGATAAGTCATACAAAATACCACAAATAAGAAAAGACTTAGAAAAGTATCCAAAATTTTTAGATTGGTTCTTGACAACAGATAAAATGGATCATGCTAAATTACAAAAACAACATATTAGAGATTGGGAAGTTCTTTTCTTTGAACTAGGTGCTGAAATACTCTCTAACCTTAAAGATTTTATAGCTGCTAATCCATCTGATGCAACACAAAAAATGAAAAAAGATTTGGCAACTGCTATTAATCAAGTTAGAAAATCTAAAGATCCAAAAGTTTTAAATACACTAAAAACACAGTTAGATAGATTAAATGCAATTGGTGGTTTAAAGGCAGTTGTTCCAACTGAAGGGATAACCTTTGTTTACAAGGGAAAATTGTTTAAGTATACAGGTGCATTTGCACCAGCCAATCAGATATTGGGTATGTTAAAATTTGTATAGGAGTTGTAATGGGGTATAGTAAAGAAACAGAAAGACAAAACAAAGTATTGGGTGATTTATTATCTGGTAAAACACCAGAAAAAAGAATAATGGTCGGTTACGAAAACAGCAAAGAAAAGCAAGGTGATAAAGTTAGTAAAATGACAGAACTTATGCAAGAAGCAAGAATGCCACTATTTTGTCCTAATTGTAAAAAAGTAATGAAAAAAAGACTAGATAATAAAATGTGGAACCTTTACAATCATTGTTTTGATTGTCAGATAGAATTTGAAAACAAACTTCGTATTGAGGGAAAGTATAAAGATTGGGAAAAGAAAAAAGTTAAAGATAATAAAATATCTTTTCTAAAAGAACAGATACAGGCAATCAAAGAGTGGAGGGATATGAAAGCACCTGAGTGGTATAACAATGTTGGTGTAAACACACCTGAACTAGAAAAGGAAAAATGGGATGTTGACACCACGCAGATACAACTAATTGCAGATGAGGCATTAGAAAAATTTAATGAAACCCTTAAAGAGTTGGAGAATGAGGAATGAAAGTTTGGAAAGTTATATTAGCCTTTTTTGGTATCATCGGTGGATTATTTGCTGCTAAACAGGTAAAGAGTAAAGAAGTTCAGAAACTTAAAAAAGTTATCGATGAAAATAAAAAAGAAGAAAAGAAAGTTGAAAAACAAATCAAAGAATTAGAAACTGCTAAAAAGGCTTCTAAGAAAGAGATTGGTAATATGAAAAGAAAACTTACTATTTCTAAAAAGAAAACTAAAAAGATGGAGGAAGTTTATGAAAATGACGAAGTTGAATCTGCAGAAGATTTTTTACGAAAGTTTGCAAAGAGTAAATAATATGAAGTGTATTTGGATTTTACTACTAACACCTTTGTTAGCACAGACAACTTTTACAGAAGCAGAAGCCTTAGAGATGATAAAAGCACGTGATGCTCAATGGGAAGGTAAATTGACTAAGGCAGATTCCTTAATAGAATCTCAAAAAGTTACTATTGCAGATAGCGAAAAATTAATACTTGAATTAGAAGAATATGCTAAAGTAGACTCTGTTTTGTCAGCTGCTAAAAGTAAACAAATTGAATTATTGAAATCGCGTGAAAAAGTAAATGAAGAACTTATAGAAACACTTCAACCAAAATGGTATGAAAATACATATCTTTGGTTAGGTATTGGATTTATTTTAGGAAAGATATAATGAAACCTGCTCCACTAAAAGAAGTAATAAAGAAACAGTACCTTATGTGTGCTAAAGATCCTGTATACTTTATGAAAAAGTATTGTGTGGTTCAGCATCCAATGAGAGGTAAAGTTCCTTTTCATCTTTATGAGTATCAAGAAAAATCCTTGAAAACATTTGAAGAACACCGATTTAATATAATATTAAAAGCTAGACAATTAGGATTATCAACACTAACTGCAGGTTATTCGTTATGGATGATGACATTCCATAGTGATAAAAACATTTTGGTTATTGCTACTAAACAAGATACTGCTAAAAATTTAGTAACTAAGGTAAGAGTAATGCATGCTAATTTACCTTCCTGGTTAAAACAAAAATGTACAGAGGATAATAAACTATCGTTACGTTACAACAATGGTTCACAAATAAAAGCAGTATCAAGTGGTGAAGATAGTGGTAGATCAGAAGCATTATCTCTACTAATACTAGATGAGGCAGCATTTATAGATAAAATCGAACCGATATGGGCTGCTGCTTCACAAACACTATCTACTGGTGGACAATGTATCGCACTTTCCACACCAAATGGTGTTGGTAATTGGTTTCACAAAACTTGGGTTGGTGCAGAAGATGGTAGTAATGATTGGAATTGGATCAAGTTACATTGGAATTTACATCCTGATAGAAACAATGAGTGGAGAAAAGAGCAAGATAAACTACTAGGTCCTTCACTAGCTGCACAAGAATGTGATTGTGATTTTATCACATCCGGTCAAACTGTTGTCGATGGTGTTATACTAGAGGAATATAGACAAACACATACACAAAACCCTTTAGAAAAACGTGGTATAGACAGTAATTTTTGGGTATGGCAACCACCTAATTATACAAAAGATTACATACTATCTGCAGATGTCGGTAGAGGAGATAGTGCCGATTATTCCGCATTTCATATTATGGATGTTGAGACTATGGAACAAGTTGCAGAATATAAAGGTAAAATATCTACTAAAGATTTTGGTAATCTACTTGTAAACACAGCAACAGAATACAATAATGCATTACTTGTAATTGAAAACAACAATATCGGATGGGCAAGTATTCAACAAGTAATTGATAGGGGATATGAAAATCTTTTTTACACAAGTAAAGATTTACAGTATGTAGATACAGAACATCAGATAAATAATAGATATAGAACTCAAGATAGAAATATGGTGCCTGGATTTTCAATGACAATGAAAACAAGACCGCTAGTTATAGCAAAACTAGAGGAATACTTTAGAGAAAAGTCAGTAATTGTTCGTTCAAATCGATTAATTGATGAGTTGTTTGTATTTATATATAATAACAATAAAGCCGAAGCTATGCAAGGTTACAATGATGATTTAGTGATGAGTTTTGCTATATGTTTGTGGGTAAGAGATACTGCTCTTAGATTAAGACAAGAGGGTATTGACTTACAGAAAAAAACATTAGGAAATATTGCATCACAGATGATCCCACAAAAACCAGTTAAAGAAAATAATTCTTGGGAGTGGGATGTTAATGGTAAAAAAGAATCATTAGATTGGCTTATTAAATAAGAGGTAAAATTATGGCTGAAAAAGACTTATTTTCAAGATTAAGAAGATTGTTTTCTACAAACACGATTGTTCGTAATGTAGGTGGTAGAAAATTAAAAATTGTCGATACAGGACAATTACAATCTAATGTTCAAACAAATCTAGTAGATAGATATCAGAAATTATATTCTAACATGCAACAATATGGATACAATGATCAATTAATTGCACAACAATTAAGATTAGGTTTGTTTAGAGACTATGAATCAATGGATTCAGACTCTATAGTTGCATCTGCACTTGATATTTACTCTGATGAATCTACTATGAAAAATGAATATGGAAAGGTTCTAAATATAAAAACAGATAACAATCAAGTTTATGATATTTTACACAATTTATTTTACGATGTTATAAACATAGAATTTAATCTATGGCCATGGGTTCGTAATATGAATAAATACGGTGATTTTTTTCTACAACTAGACATAACAGAAAAATACGGTATAACTAATGTCACTCCAATGTCTGCATATGATGTTGCACGTTTAGAAGGACATGATGTTGAGAATCCTCAACTAGTTCAGTTTCAATTAACACCTTCTGGTGGTAATAAAAGACATTCTTTAGAAAATCAAGAGTCTCAAATATTTGAAAACTATCAAGTTGCACATTTTAGATTACTATCAGATTCTAATTACGTACCTTATGGTAGATCTATGTTAGAAGCTGGTAGAAAAGTGTGGAAACAATTAACTCTCATGGAAGATGCTATGCTGATACATAGGATAATGAGAGCACCTGAAAAGAGAGTGTTTAAATTAGATATTGGAAACATACCACCAGCAGAAGTTGACAACTTTATGCAACAAGCAATTAATAAGATGAAGAAGGCACCTGTAATCGATGAGAAAACAGGTGACTATAATCTACGATATAACATACAAAACCTTACAGAAGATTTCTTTTTACCTGTTCGTGGTGGGGATAGTGGTACAAATATTGAAAGTTTAGCAGGTTTAACCTATGAAGCAGTTGATGATATTGAATACTTGAAGAACAGACTACTTGCATCGTTAAGAGTTCCAAAGGCTTTCTTAGGATATGAGGAAGGATTGGGTTCTAAGGCTACATTGGCTGCTGAAGATGTTAGGTTTGCCAGAACAATCGAAAGAATACAAAGAATTGTTGTAAGCGAATTGAATAAAATTGCGGTTGTTCATTTATACGCACAAGGATTTAGAGATCAAGAACTTGTAAACTTTGATTTACAACTTACAAATCCGTCTACAATCTACGAACAAGAAAAAATTGAACTATGGAGTAATAAAACATCTTTGGCAGATTCAATGTTAAGAGATGGATTGGTATCATCGGAGTGGGTTTACAAAAATGTCTTTAGTTTTAATGATGAAGAAATAAAAGAAATGGACGATCAAGTAGCATTTGACTATAAAACTAAATTTAGGAGACAACAAATCGAAACAGAAGGTAATGATCCTGCAAAAAGTGGACAATCACAAGGTACACCATCAGATTTAGCTATGGGTAGAACAGGTCATGAACTAAATAACGAGGGTGGATCAGAAGAAGGTGGTTTTGAAGGAGCAGGTAGACCTAAAGAAAGTAATAAGTATGGAAAGGATAGTGGTGCAAGAGGTAGAGATCCATTAGGTGCACATGGTAAGAAGATGGCATATTCTCCAAAATCACTACACACTTACGAAAATTTGTTAAAAAACTTAAGCAAACAAGAAAAAAAATTAATAAGCGAGACAAGTGAGGTAGAAAAAGAATATAAAACAGAAGTCTCTACGTTAAATACTAATAAAAATTAAATTATTGTATATTTATATATAACGATTGGAGTTCGTAATGAATATAAAAATTAAGCACTCAAAAATAAAGAATACCGGTATTTTATTTGAGTTACTTACAAGACAGATAACGGTTGATATACTAAATGATAAAAAAGGACAGGCAGTTTCTATCCTAAAGAATTATTTTTCACCTAAAACAGAACTAGGTAAAGAATATGGTTTATATAAAATATTGACTACTGAAAAATTTAGTTCTGAGAACAAAGCAAATCATTTGATAAATGCAGTTCTAAAATCCTATGGAAAAATCAATAGAAAATCTCTAAAAAGAGAAAAATATAACTTAGTAAACGAAATTCGTAATGCATACGATGTAAATCAGTTTTTTATGGCAAGAATTCCAAATTACAAAGTGTATGCTTCTGTTTTTAAGTTATTTGAAACACAAACCAACTCTAATCCTGTTATAGAAACAGAAAGTAAGTTTACAATTATAGAAAATATTACAAATAAGCAGATTTCAAACTCTAAAAAGAAAAAATCTGTTATGGAAAGTTATAAAAAGTCAGAAAAAGACTTGAGGTTACTAGCATATACTGTTCTTGTTGAAAAATTTAATAAAAAGTATAAAAATTTAAGTAAAGAACAGAGAAATCTACTCAAAGAGTACATAAATAACATTTCTAACACAAATTCACTAAAAGAGTTCATCGAATCCGAATCCGTAAAGGTAAAAACTCAACTCCAATCGTTTTTAAAAGGAATTGATGATAAAGTTACAAAGATAAAGCTAAAAGAGGCAATTAAACAATCACATAAGTTATTAAAAGGTCGAATCGTTGAAGATAAACACGTAATTACTTTAATGAGATACTATGAACTTTTAAAGGAACTTAAAGATGTCAAATCAAGCTAAACTTAAACAGATCGTTCGTGAATTAATTAGAAAACAGATGAAAGAAGCATCTACTTCATCTGCAACACCTGGTTATCAAACTCCTATGGCTTTTAGCGGTGGTAGAAAGAAAGATAAAAAGAAAAAGAAAAAGATAGCTAATGCTGCAGGATACAATGTAGTTAAAGAAGTTAAGATAGGTCGTTATGATATCGGTATGGGTTCTTTAGGTAATGGTATTACTTTATGGAATCGTAATGTAGAAAAAGCTGGCGATTATAAAAAAATTGCTCATATCGCACCTAATGGTAAAATAACAAATCACGAAAAAAGACAACCAAAAGAAGTCACAGCATTTATTGAAAAGATAGCCAAAGGCATGAAGGATAAGCCAAAGAATGAATCTATCAATGAGGGTAGGTATCACGATTATAGAAATGATGAGTCAATGACTCCAAAACAAAAAATTGGTCGTTCAATGAGAGAGATAAGAGATTCTCTTAATGAACTGAATAGATTAGTTAAGATGAATGTTCGTCTTAAAAATGAATTAAAAGTGGATTCACGTTCCTATTGGAAGAATACACATAAAGCTTTGAACAAAATAAGTGAAAGGTTAGTAAAACTAGCAAATAAAGTAGGGCAGTTACAATAACTGGAGTCACTATGCCGTTTGAAGATAAAAAGAAGTCCTATATGGACACGCTTTTTAGTATTTCGACTTTGCTGAAAAGATGGCAGGTTGAGATATCTAAAAAGGATATAGATAAGAATTATATGATTAGGAGGCTTGGCCAATGGATAGAACAATTGGAAAGTCTTAGAACCGAAATTATGATGGAGAAAGACTAATGAAAATATTAGAATCCTATAAAAAAATGGCTAACTCATTGCTCTTAGAGATAGATGATGAGAAGATGATTAAATATAAAGATAAAGATGGTGAGTCAAAAGAAATGAAAGCAGGTTCTGCTAAGACTATGCCTGATGAACATCCAGCAAAGCAAGCTTGGCAAAAGATGTCAGATGCTGAAAAAGGCGGCGATGATAGTGAAAAAGACGGTGGTAAGTTAGGCGGTGGTGATTTTGATAGAGATGGTGGTGATGAGCCAGATATGGATTCTGATGGTGGTGATGAAGAGAAATCAGCTGAAAGTGAAAATGAAAAAATAATTAGCGCTTTAGAGGATATGGATTTGCCAGATGGGTTTAATGTTGATTCATTAGATTCTGCTATCGATAGTGGACAGTATGCTTCAATTACAGGTAAAGATGATGATCCAGATAACGAAATGAATGTCAACGCATTTACAGGTGAAGATGGTAAAGTTGAATATGGAATAAATATTGGTAGTGGACATGATATGATTTACTTTAATAGTAAAGAAGAAGCAATAGAAGCTACTGAAAAACTTTTAGATGATGCCACAATCAGAGATGCTATGAATGGTGAGAGTGATCCTCCTGGTGTTACTTTAGCAGACTTAGGAGATCATGCAAAAAATGTATTGAAATCCGATGATGATGAAAGTAAACCGATACCTGCAGCACCAATGGAAACAAAAGTAATCAATGGTGTTAAGTATAAAGCAATAAAAGAATCTAAGAAACCAAAGAAACATATTTTAAAAGAAAACTACGATAGATTTTTCGGAGATAAATAATGAAACAATTAATAGTAGATTACTTACCATTTGAAATACAGGCAGACCAAATCAATGAGTCTATGAAAGAGAACAACGGAAAGCTTGTTGTTAAAGGTGTGTTGCAAAGAGCAGATACCAAAAATCAAAATGGTAGGGTGTATCCAAGAGAAATACTAATGCGTGAGGCTAAGAAGTATTTTGAAAACTTTATTAACCAAAAAAGAGCTATGGGTGAGTTAGATCATCCAGAAAGTTCTGTTGTTAATTTGGCTAATGTATCTCATAACATCACAGAGATGAATTGGAATGGCGATGACTTAATGGGAACAGTAGAAGTTTTGCCAACACCAAGCGGTAATATACTAAAAGAATTATTTAAAAGTGGTATAAGGTTAGGTATTAGTTCGCGTGGTATGGGTTCGGTTGAACCAATGAATGAGAGTGGTGCGAGTGAAGTCCAAGATGATTTTGAATTGATTGCTTTTGATTTTGTCTCTAACCCATCCACGCACGGTGCTTTTATGTATCCTATGAATGAAAGTGTTGATAAAAATATCTCAGTTCGTGATACAAAGTATGGAAAGGTTGAAGCAGTAATCAATGATATACTTAGGGGATAATGATGAAACTCAAAAGTTTATTGCTTGAAAAGGTAGATTTAAATCAAAGAATAGTTGATAAGATAGCTAAACTTACTGATATCAATAATCACAATGAAGCTAGAATTGTGTTGGCTAAAGAAATGAAATTAAAAAATTTGGTAAAATCTTACGAAGCAATTATGGTATTGCATGATCAGTTTAGAGATATGAATGAATTGATGGGTGCTAGACGAAAATTAGATGGTATGTTGATGAGTGGAGCAGAAAGAAAGTATAGTAACTACAAAGATATTTACAATGCCTTCTAAAAGAGATTATAAAGCAGAGTACAGAAAATTTCAATCATCTCCAAAGATGAAGAAGTACAGAGCAGAATTAAATAAGTACAATAGACAGAAAGGTACTTATGGAAATGGTGATGGTAAAGACGCATCACACAAAGGGGGAAAGATAGTGGGCTTTGAGTC